TACTCTACGTTAAACGGTAGAGGTCCGGTCTTTTGCTTTTTAAAGCATAATGCCCAGCCAGTTTCAATATCTGTAGGGTCGCCTAAATCTTCTGCAGCTACCATTACAGACTCAAATAGTTTCTTTTTAAGATTAAGAACTTTAACCTTGTTGTCTTTATCGACACACTGGATTGCATATGCCCAAGAACATTTAAGGTCTGGGAAGTAATGTCTTACCCAGTCTTTCTCAATGTTAGTGAATTGCTCTTTATCTCTGTCAAACCCAAGACATTCCATAGGAACTCTCTTGCCGTCCGCAGTTGTTAACCAGTATACATATCTAGGGAGAACATCTCCCACCATACGTATTTTGTTGTCGCCTTCTATGTAGGTATAAGCATCAACTGATGATTTCTTTGCTTTACCTTCTATATTTCCAAATTTAATTGCCATTTTCTTTTTCCTCGTAGTAAAATGTTATATTATCTTGACCATCTATACTTAAAAGGGGATTAGCCTCTAAAGATGCCCGGTCTATCTCTGTGTATTTTAATGGTAACGATTTAACGCCATACCATTTATAATCTAAGTAATTTCTAAGACTTGCCAACTCAATGTAGAGTGCCATGTGGTTGAAATTAACTTGAAGTTTGTTTTTAAATATCTCTCTAGGATTTAGTAAGTAACTATCGCCACTTATATCTTGGTTGTAAAATTGGCTTATATTTTTGTCTTTTCGAGGCATCTTAATATCGTAAGTATGAATAGCTAGTATTCTTACCACGTTTTTAGATTTACCTCCACTCAGTTTTTGTACCTTTTTCCAATCAAAGAAAATCAACTTAAAAATCTCCCATTTAGAGTAATATTATACTATAAAATAACCACTTTGTCAAGAGTTATTTTTAATTAGCTACAACCTTTATGTCATAACCTTGTTTAATGTATACAGCTGAACGTGCTTTAGCCTGTCGAGTTGCTGTATTGCCCTTCAAGTGTATATCTACTATTACGGGCTGTAATTTACCTTCTTGCTTCCTAATAATTCGCCCTATTAATTGAATCAATAAAGGCTCGTTATTAATTGGAGTTGCTAAGACCAAGACAGAGAGTTCGTTAACAGAAATGCCCTCTCCGAAGATACTTTGAGACCCATATAAGATATCAGCTTCTCCAGTTCGTATTTTTTCTATTTCCTTATCTCTCGTGGCTTGGTCTAGCTCCCCAGTTATACATGTTGCGTTATCTCCTGTGAATTCAGCACACCTCTTTAGAAGTTGTACTCTATCACTTACTACTAGTACTCTATGTCCTCTAGCGGCATAAACTGACGCTAGTTGGGCAACTATTCTTTGGTAACTTTCGTCATAAGCGACGGCATTTACCCTCTTGGCCCAAGGAAGTTTTGTACTATCCGGGAATCGGACATTTGTTTTTACGATGGTTACTCTCGGAGTTATGTAATTCTCTTTCGGGGGTTGATATACATCAAAACCGAAATAATCATTAAAGATTACATGTTTCCCATCTTTTCTTTGCAAAGTACCACTTAGACCTATTTTATATCTAGCGGCACACTTGTCAATTATACCAGAGAACGTGGGAGCGCTTACGTGATGCATTTCGTCCAGAATAATAGTTCCAAACATTTTCGAAATTTCTGTTATTCTTTTACTCAAAGTCTGTACGTTCGCTACAACAACTATCGGGTCAGTTTCAAATTTTCCACTTCCGATAATTCCACACTTGATGCCCAGGCACTTCTCTACTTCTTCTTCCCATTGCTTTCTTAACGCTAGTGTATGTACTACTATTAAAGTTTTCTGTCCCAATTTGGAAGCAACAGCCAGAGCTGTAAAAGTCTTACCCCAACTTACAAATGCATTTATAATTGCATTATCGTCAATGGATTTGAAAATTTTACTCTGACTATCCCTCAACTCAAATTTGAATTCTGGAAAAATTTCTGGGACTAATACTCTCTTATCAATAATTTCATGCCCTTCGGGAATTAGGTCGAATCTACCTACTGGTACTGTAACAAGTTCTTTACTTATTCGCCCCATGTTCTTAATTATTAGGGGTGGTTCTGTCGGATTATACGACGGAATCTTGTATGTAAGTTCCAAGTCTAACAACTTCTGCCGTTTAGCGTCAGCTGTCATATAGATTCGATTTGAAATTATTGCTTTGTCATTCATGTAAAAAAGTAACTTTCTATTGCTGTATTCATCATATCATAAGCAACAATTGCTACTAATCCAAGAGCTACAAATACTGTTAGTCCTACTATTATAGTTAAAGCGTTATCTTTCATATTTTCCTTCTTGTATCTTTTAGTTTTTTATTAGTTACTTCATAAAGCAAGTAACCTTTATCTATTTTTAGTACTCCAGCGTATTTAGCGTGAAGGTTAAGTCTGCCTCTAACTTCAAAAGGACTATTTACTCCTTTTAATATAAAGACAGTTGAATTATCTGTATACCATCTTTCTAAGATTTCTTTGTATACTAATGGATAGAAGGTCGTTTTTTTATATTTATAAATATTGCCTTCGTAATCTATGAAACAAAGATGTCCTGAACTTAATAAGTCTTTTAAAGACCATATAGTTTTTGTTAGTGGATATAATGGATAATCTTTTAGGTTTTTTGCATGTAGACGTCTTACTGTAAATTCTTCTTCACCTTGTAAGTCTATACGTCTAATACCTCTTTTGTCGGTAATTAGACCCCCCGCTATGGAGTCGTGAGGTCTAATTATCCAGACAGGCCAGTGAATATTAGAGAAGTTCGGGGTATTGCTTTTCAAACTTTCCGAAGGCATAATCATCTCCAATTTCTAAGTCTACTCCTATTGGTTGCCCTGGAATAGAGCATCCTCGGTCTTTTTGAGTTATTTTCGCCATCATCTCTGAGACTTCCTCTATTTCCGATTCTTTCACTTCTAGCACTAACGAGTCGTGAACTAGTGCTATTATCTTTGCGTCTTTCTTGTTGTCCTTTAACCATTGACTTAACTCTATTCCAGCCAAAAGGTTAATATCGGAAGCAACAGATTGAATAAGGAAGTTTATGCCACTTCTTACTTCATGTGACGCAATGCCTTTATCGTTACTGAATACATTTGGTAGTCTACGCTTTCTGCCTAGAATACTATAAATGAATCCGTCTGACTCAATTTGTTCTTTAGACTTTGTTAACCAAGTCTTTAACTTTCTAAAAGTTAAAAAGTACTTGGAAATCGTGTCCTTTGCTTGCTCAATGGAGAAGAATTCCCCACTATCTTTAGTTACTGTTTCTGATACCTTTGCAGGCCCAGACCCATACATGATTCCGAAAGTAATAGCTTTTGCAGCTTGTCTTTCTTTCTTGGCATACAAGCTAATGTCTGCCGCTTCATGTGGGAGTTGGAAAACCATCTTCGCAACTGTGGAGTGCAAGTCACCTCCACTTTTAAATACATTTTGAAGAACCTTATCATTACTAAGTACTGAAGCCACATATACTTCAGCTGTCGATAAGTCTTGTTGTAATATCTTATAACCCGGCTGTGCTTTTATACAGCCTTTAACAGCAGCGTTATCTCTAGGTAACTGTTGCATATTAAGTTTACCTGAACTGGATAATCTCCCCGACGTTGTCGAGGTAAGGTTGAATCCTGTACGAATACGACTATCTTTATCTAGAGCAGGTATAACTTTATCTAAATAAGTATTTTTAATTTTAGATTTCTGTCTTATATCTAAAATAACTCCTGGTATAGGATGTTCTTTTGATAATATCTTTAAAACTTCAGCGTCCGTAGACTGTGCTCCTGTACCTGTTAATTTACCTGTTGGAGTTAGTTTTAAATAATCAAACATCAATATTCTTAATTGTTGAGTACTGTTAGGGTTAAATACTTTTCCTTGTGCTTCTTCAAATTCATGAACTTCTTTAAATGTGTATAGCTTTTCTTTAGCTATTTGTACCTCAACTTCCATTAGTTTTTGAACTTTCTGTAATCTATTAAGGTCAAAAGGAACTCCCGCTTCCTCAACTTCTTTTAGAAATAGCATACCTGGAATCATGAGTTCTCTATATACTTTAGTTAGGTCTACACTACTTATAATCCTATTAGCAAATAACTGATATAACTCGTAAGTAACGGCAGTATCTATAGCAGCGTATTTAGAGAGTATATCAAAAGGAATTAAATCATATGTGAAACTACCTTTTAATATATGATGTTCTTTACAATACTGATTTCTAAAGTTATCTAATTCTTTATCATAATCTCCATATTCAGTGTATTTTAAAGCTAAAAACTTTAGTCCATGCGTTCCTTTGGATTCATCTAGAAGATAATGCATTAGCATTGTATCTGAAACTTTAGTAAAGGTGAAGTCAAAATGATACTCTAACATCTTTAAGTCAAATTTAGCGTTATGGAAAACAATCATTTTACTATCAAAAATGCCTTGAAATAACTTTTCTACTTTGTCACTTATACATTCCGCTGATATGTAAACTCCTTGTTGAGGTTTATGCGACATACTAATACCTAGAACATATCCATCTCGTGGATATAAGGCAGTAGTTTCCGTATCACAACTAACGAATTTTATACTTTTATCGTCTAGTATATCTACTAAGTAACTAATAGCCTCTTCTTCTGTAGTTATTCCTTTGAAATTTCCCGAAAGAGAAGGAGGCAATTGACCTGCTATATATCCGTGTAACTTTTCACAAGCTCTTTTAAATAGAGGCTTGGCTTCGGGTTTAAAGTTTAGCATAGCTGGACTAATCATAGGAATAAATTTCTTATCCACTAAGTGTCCAGAAAATTCGGTTACTGAAGTTATTCCTGCAATAAATTTGCAGGCTTCAGAACCGATAAGTACAATATAATCGTACTTATC